TTTAAAGGATGGAAATATGAAGTCAACGGTTAGATTTTGGAATGGTGAATTAAGTAACATCGATGGTTGGGAATGTTTTATTTACGATAGAATGACCAATACCGATAAAACCCGCAAGGATAAAACCAACCGTCGGTATTACCGTTATTATAATGACGGCGATTTTCCACGTGGCCTAAAACAGGAAAATGGTAATCCAATTTATGGTTGGATGAACGGCTCCGCCGCAGGCAGACAAATTATCGAAACCGCCTTGGAAAAAACGGTTGAGAATAATGCAAGATATATGATTAAAAAATATATGACACCCGAAAACCGTCAGGAGTTTTATAAGTACGAATACCGTATTTATAAGGCGAATATATTTGAGGATGTTAGAAGATGGGACGGATTTGCATATTGGCTTGATAAAAACCGTGTAATTAAACGAATTTGGGACGCCGAAGGTTTTAAGGAATTATTTGAAAGATACACGGCCGCACGTGAGGCGATCAACGATTTTGCCGGTGTGAAAAATCGGAGTGTTATTTATATAATTAATAATTTTGACGTTCCGGGGGACCTTGTAACGAACTGCCGAAGGGTCGCAGTGGAAATGAATGTTTTTTTAATAAAGGAATTTTCCAAAATTGAGGAACAATATGGATATTTTGAGGTAAAATAAACCACACCACAATAAAACCCGGACCGGAAATTAAATTTTTCGGTCCTTTTTTATATATAATATTTAATATATGGAAATTCACCTCTAATACACATTAAATATGAAGTATACAAGTTTAAAAATTTCAACGACCGGGCTTGACCGGATGAAGGATGAATTATTAAGAATCGTCATAATTGAATTTGAGGTGGACGACTCCCTCAAGCCATATCAGGTCAAGGTTGTCCAACAACACGATATATTTATTAAACCGAAGGTGGACTTTGAGGTTGATCCGGAATACAATTCCTTTACGAAGGAGGATGTGCTGGAAAAAGGATATGAATTTACCCCACAGGTTTCGAAGGCGATAGCAAAATACATTGAAGGTAAAAATCTCACAGGTTTCAATGTCGACAATTTCGATATATGTTTCCTATATGAATACTATAAACGAAATGGGTTTACCCTCGACCTATCCGAAACAAAAACATTTGATACAATGTTGATGGATATTAAATTATATCCAAGAAATTTCGAAGGCATATATAAAAGATATACCGGTCGGCAAATAGAACCTGAAAAAACAAAGGATTCATTATTTGTGGCCCAATCAAATATGGACATATTTGCGGTGGAATTTATTCAATGCCGGGAACAGCAATTCTTACAGGATATTGGCCTCCCGGTATTATCACCGGAGCATTTCGTCGAGGATATAGGCGGTAGTATAGTATTTTGTAACGGCAAATACCAACACAAGGATGTCGCCGATATTTGTAAACAGGACCCCCAATATATCAAATGGATATTCTCGGTGGCAACCGACCGGACGAAGGAGACCATAAAAAATTATTTTTATAAAAAATATCCACAAACCCTAAAATAATGGATTAAATATGGTATTCTTTATATGATAGTTTAAGTTTAATTTTAATATTTATTTTTAATGACAAAAAATTTTATTCAGCATTGTGAGCCTACGGAAATCGAATGGCCACAATACCACAGTGAACAGGAAAGAATTAAATTATTTTCCGAAAAGTTCAAAAACACACCATTGGAGGATGCGTTCTCCGAGGTTTATGGTGTAAAAATCAATATTACAAACGATGAGGATAAGGATATAATCAATTCGTTACCTCGTGAGGTTGAATTAGGTGAAACCATCGCGGTTCGAATCCTTTCCGTCGGCAAGGAAAGCATCGGCATTGATGCCTATAATGTAAAGGAGAACATCGTTTGCAAAAACAACCTCTACAAATACAAAAAGTTCCAATCACCTCTACATGAGCCAATCGAGTGGTCCGCAAAGGTTATCAAAAAGGATAACAAACAGGTAATTGTGGATATTATGGAACCAATGATTGATTCCTGGAAGGAGGAAATCGCCCTACATCCATTGGATCAATATAACGTTGCGGAGGACAAGTCAACCTACGCGGTTGGATTAAAATTAATTAGCGGAGGATATTTATGTAAGGTTTGTGTTCCGGAGGTAAGTGAATTTATTGGTGAGGATTATTTCATCGATGCGTTCATTCCGGGTTCCCAAATCGTATTAAATATCGAAAATGATTTTTCACGTTGGGAAGGCAAATCGGTACGTGTATTCGTAACGAACTTTATGCCATCACCTTCGGATCCAAGTAAAATGGTCGCCGTTTGTTCCGTTAAGAAGTATTTACAGCATATTGGTAATGTAAATATGATTAATATGTTCAAACATTATACCGATGGCGTGGATGGAACGGAATGGTGGAAATCATTCACAAAACAACCAATTGGTGGTATCGTAACCGGAGTTATCAACTCAAGCAAACGTTGCGGTGTATTTGTGGAACTACCTGATTATCATATTACCGGTATGGTAATGTTGAAACCACAGGAAATTGTTAAGTATGCGCCACAAATGAAAATCAACGTAAACCTTACCGGATTCGACCTGCCAACATATTACAACGATATGGTTGGACAGGTACAACACGGTGTGCCATACGTATTCAATGACATTAATCCAAATGTATTGGAAAGATGTGATTTGAAACCGGTACTTACGATTGCCGATTAAACCTTTCCGGGATAATCGAAATCGATTTCAATATCATTATATTTAAGACGGAGGTCAAACGTTTCGGCTTGACGCTCCGCTCTTGAATATGAAAAATCAATACCATCGAGGGAATCAATTAAAATATCACGTAATATGATTTTACAGGTTACTTCCCCAAGTTCATTCAATATAAAAATCATAAGGTCGTCATCCGGCTGCACCGCTGGTGCCTTTGATTGTTTTATAAGGATGGTTTCGTATAACATTAAATAATTATAAAGGCCGACATTCATTCTAAACGTTACGGAAATGGTATCCTCAATAAGATTAAGTGTATTTGCCGGAGATATGTATTTTTGGGCCTTACTTGGTTCAATACCTTGCCCACGCAAATCCTCACGTCTTTGTAATCCATTAAAATTATTTCCGCCGTGTTGTTGTTGCTCCGCAATCAAATCACTTATACCCGGAAAATGAAAACCTTGAATGGATTCATTGAGATAATCAATTGGTGTTGTGATTACATTCGTATTTTCATCCAGGACCTTTTGATACTTTTCGGTAACCGATGGAGGTAGGAATGTTTTATCGAATGAAATACGAAATAAATCATAACGTGGGGATAACGATAAGGATATTGAAGTTGGCATTCTATAAATATTTTTTAAAAAAATAATATCGGTAAAAATTAAATTTTAATATGAAACTTATTATATTAACCATAAATAATTTTTAATTATGCTAATTACAAAAATTTTCAATGTTGAATCGGCTCACATAGTACGAAACTGTACAAGTGAACGCTGCAGTCACTCAATACACGGCCACAGTGCGGTGATTGAGGTAACATTTGAGGCAAAAGGATTGGATAACGCCCAAATGGTTATGGATTTCGGATTGATGAAGAATGAAATCAAATCCTTCATCGATGGTATGGATCATTGTTATTTACTATGTGATCGGGACAAGGATGAGTTTAGAAAATTTATAAAGGAAAATTGTGACCGATGGATAGAGTTACCATTCAATCCAAGTGCGGAAATGCTTTCGATGTTTATATATTATGGCATAACAAAAATATTGGAATCCATAAAATTTTCAAATGGTGAGAAAAATGTATCGGTTCATTCGGTCAAATACCACGAAACAAAATCCGGTTCGGCCACCTGTTTTAAGGACGATATGTTGGATATATGGAATCCATTGGTTGATAAACGTGGCGATTTCGAAATCAATTATAGCCCGGCGGTGGTACGTGATTGGAATTCACCTGAAATGGAGAATATATTTATTAATGGAAAGGATGCCGTTATTTTTACGGATGAAATAAAACAACAAATAAAACTTTATTAATATGACTCCAATTTGCGATTTATTTGTAAGCATTCAAGGGGAGGGAAAATATATGGGTGTACCTTCCATTTTTATTAGGGTAAGTGGGTGTAACCTACGTTGTGTATTCAAGGGCTCAATTTGTGATACACCCTATAGTTCATTCAAGCCGGAGGAAACCAAATATACGGTACAGGAGGTTATTGATTTTGTGAAAAACAATCCAAAAATCAGCCACGTGGTAATTACCGGGGGTGAGCCGCTCCTATATGCGAAGGATGAGGATTTCCGTACAATTATCCGGGAATTGAATAAAATGAATAAATTTATCACCATAGAAACCAATGGAACCAAACCAATGTTGGATCCATTAAATTTCAAAATTGGTTTATATAGTGTCAGCCCCAAACTATCCACGTCGGTTTGCCCAAAGGAATTATGTGAAAAATATGGTATCCCGGAACAAATGGCGGAACGACATAACAAGGAACGTATTAATATAGACGTTCTTACAAATATCGCCTTATATTCAAACGATTACCAATTCAAGTTTGTTTATAGTGGTCCGGAATGTGTGGATGAAATAGATGAAATATATAGACGTATGGCAAATAAAATCTCCGGTGAGGAGGAATTTACCCGTATGTTTTATTTCAATAACCATCCAAATAAGCATACAATGCTAATGCCGGAGGGAATCACAAACGAATCGATTGCCGAAAAAGGAAAGGAAATCACGGACATATGTATTTCCCGAGGATGGAGTTATACCGATCGTTTACATATACGTTTATTTGGTGACAAAAGAGGTTTTTAAGGTGGAATCGGAGGAAATTAAAAGAAATGGGTTTATTGAGGAGGTAACGAAAAAACAACTTCTTTACGTCCGAAAACTCAATTCCATCCTAAAAAGTTCGGAGGAAAATTTTAAACGATGGGATAAAAAATGGGAGGATTTAAGACAAGGTAATAAATAAAAATATAATTAACATGGGTAAAAATAGTGATATTAAGGTCAAGGACCTAACAAGGGGCTATGATGAAAACTTCAAGCCAACACAGGAGTATTTGGATTCAATGCCGGATTTACAAAACGGGGAATATATGGATATTCCAATCGAATTTGTAGGTATTCATAATTTTCACATCCCTATTCGCATACGTGAAAAGAATGGCGGTACACAGGAGGTTATGGCATCAATTACCGGTGAGGTTAGTTTAGGTGCCCAAAAACGAGGTATTAATATGTCACGTATCATTCGTACCTTTTATAAATCAAAGGATGACATATTCGATATCAAAAACCTTGAAAAGGTATTGACCGACTATAAAAAGGATCTCGACACCTTCGATGCACATATCCTTATGAATTTCAAGTATCGAATTTGGCAGGATGCATTGAGATCCACAAAAATTGTGGAACACGACGAATACAACCACACCATTAAGGAGGAGGTACCCGAAGGTGGATGGCAATACTATAATATCACCTTCGATGTAAATATGGATAAAATCGGTGAGGTGAAAAGAATTCTTTGGGTGGATTTTGTATATAGTTCCGCATGCCCCTGTTCAACCGAATTATCCCTCCACGCGGCATTAAACCGTGGTGTATATGGCATTCCACACTCACAACGTAGTATTGCCCGCCTTGGATTGGATTTTAATATTCCGGAGGATGGTAACATGTTGTGGATTGAGGATGTTGTTGATATGTGCCGTGAGGCGTTGACGACCGAGACGTTGGTATTTTGTAAACGTCAGGATGAACAGGCATTTGCAGAGAAAAATGGTGCCCAGCCAAAGTTTGTGGAGGATGCGATAAGATTTTTGGGTCATAGATTAAATGAATGTCCATTAATTGTGGATTACAAAATCATTTGTTCCCATCAGGAATCATTACATTCACACGATGCGGTTGCGGTAATGACCAAGGGTAAAAAGGATAGTTGTTTTAATCACCACGTAAGTTTGGGTGAGTGGCAATCAATGATGGTTTAGTACGGAAATGGGGGTTGATATTAAAAAATATATCAATTCCCCTTATTTTATATAAAAATAGATGAATATGCCTTTATGGAAACCCCGGATATAAATGAATTAAATAATAGTATACATATCAAAAACGAGGAGTTTTGTAAAACAAAATATCCTGAATTTACCGGGTTTTTGGAAAATAAATATCCAAACATTACACATATTGAACGTTTATATATGTATATACATCCATCCTGTCAACCAAAATGTGAAACTTGTGGGGG